CCTTGCCGGTGATGGTCAACAGACCCACCACGCTATCGTCGGCATCGGTCAGGGTCGCGGTGACGTTGCGCGGGCAGTCGGGTTGTGCCGCGATGGTCTTGGTGGCATTGCTGAACAGGATCGTGGTCACGATCCGATCGGCGTCGGCGAGAACCGGGAGGCCCATGAACAGCGAGACCGCGCCGGCCAGGCTTTTCTGGATGAATTCGTCCTCCTCTTCGGAGGGGATGCGGGCCTTGACCGCATCGCTGAGTGTGTTCTCCATGACTTCCTCGCTTTCTGGAAATCTGAAAAAGGCGCCGAGGAGCCGGAAGGGGAGCCGGGGTACCCCGACGCCTTTTCCAGAAAATCAATTTTTGTCAGTCGTTCTCAACCCTTACGGTGAGCCGACGTACCCCGTCGCCCGGCCGATGTTCCTGTAGAGAACATTCTTACCAGGTGTGTAAAGTACGGGAGTTCCGTACAGGAGCTGCATCCATCTGATACTGCTGTCGATTGTCGCCAGCGGGATTTTGACCATCGGGGCTAACTGCTTGAAACTCATGGACTCCAGGTTGAGCTGCCACAGGAAGGCCGAGGTGCAGCCGGGCAGGTTCTCGTTGAAGTCGTTGACGATGGTCTCGCCCGCGCCAGCCGCGTTGGGCACCCGGAGGATGAGTCGCTCGGTGCCGAGCGCGCCGTTCTTCTTCGTCCTGTAGATCTCGTACCAGCCGGTGGTCGCGCTGGAGGGGGTCAGGCCGAAGGTCACCTTGTCGCCAGCCTGCACGGTCACCGCGGCTCCGAACGCCAGCGGAGCCGAACGGCCGAAGCGGTTCACCGCGACGACCTTGTAGCGGTAGTCGCCAGCGTCGTCGGCCACGAACTTGCCCAGCGCCTCCGTCGGAGCGGTTGCGCCGGTGGAGTTGGTCGGGGTGCCCGGGCGCTTGGTCTGGTCGCCCAGGGCTCCGGCGTTGGGGGCGCCACCGTCGGTGATGAACACGTCTGGCTCGAACAGCACGTCACCGGCAGGGGACGTGAAGCCCTTGATGTCGAGACCGATGAAGCCGCCCTGTTTCTGGAACGTGTCGTGCCGCTCCTTGGGGAAGAACGTCTTGACCAAATCCGTCTTGGTCTTAGGGTTCAGGAAAAGGTGGGTGGGCGTGCCGTAGTTGGGCGCATCTTGGACCGTAAGTGCTCCATCTGTCAGCAGATCTTCGCTCAGCGGCAGACCGCGGAGATCGATGATGTTGGTCGCCGGGCACAGATCCTTCATGAGCTTTTCCATGCCGTCGAACTGGAGGGCGGACAAGCTGCTGTCCCCGTAGAACAGCGCCCGCTCCAGAATCCGGAGCAGGTGCATGGTGCCGTTGACCGTTTCCTGCGCGACCACGTTGCCATGGGCCGGCTTCACCAGGCTCATGACGTGGGACACCTTGCGGGTGGTCCCGAGGTACTTCACGATGTGGTATTTTCTCGTGTAGATCGCGTCGTCTTCCTCGGGAAGATCTCCTTCGGAGATGAAGCCAGCATCCGGGTTCGACCCGTACTGGCTCATCTCGTTGTGCTCTTCGCATCAGTTACGCGGGCTGTTTATGCCCGCTCTCCGGGTTTCCCCGGAGTGTCGGACTATATCACCATCCCAAATTGGGATGCCGGGCACTCGTGGGGGCGGTTATTCAGTGCGCTTGTCACGCCCCTAGTCTCTGAACCTTCTGCCCTACTGATCGCGCTTCGGGCAGCTTGGCTGCTGATTGGCTTGGCGTTGTTCATCGCTTTAGCGTTCCAGCAATTCACCCGGTTTTCTCCTTGGGCTCACGCCGCAAGAGCCGCCGAAAAGTTGACGGTGTTGTACGCGGGCAGCTTCGGGATGGCCTTCCAGAACCGGATATGCTCCATCCGGTAGGTGGTATTTTTCAGCGTCCTTTCAAGGCTTTCCACGCGGAGCGCGAAGCCGTCTCCGGCCGTTCCGCCCGGGCCCGTGATGGCCTGGCCGGCCAGGAGGGCCTTGTTGAGCGAATCGACATCTGCCTGAGTGGCGGCCCCGAATCCCTCGATGCCCTCGTAATCCTTCCAGCTCACCATGTTGGCTTCCATTACCAAAACCTCCTGTCCCCGAAGGGGTCAAAGTGTCTATCGTTCGCTGGCCCGATTACTCAGCGGGCAGCCGCTTTCTTGCTCTGGATCCTCTGCTGCACCTGATCGAGCAATCCCTGGCTGATCAGATTGAACTGCTCGTACTTCGAGCTGGCCATGACCAGATCGACTCCATCCTCGGTCGCTCCGTTGAGCGACTTCGACACCGACTCCTGGACCATCAATTCCAGCTCATCGAGCACCGCCCCCTTGGAGATCCCGCCGGACGGCTGAGTTGCCCCAGCGAAGGACTTCTCCAGCGCCTGTGCGCCGGTGACGCCCCTGCTCTTGGGACCGCGGGCAGGTTGGGACTCGATGATCCCGACTCGCTCGCCCAGCCCCTTGGTCAGCTGGCCGATGCCGGAGACCGCGCGGGCAAGCACCAGGTTGAACTCGTGCTGTCGGCCGTCGGACTTCTCCAGCGCGTCGGCGAGCCCGGTCAGCGACTTGACCAGCTCGTTGTGCTGCTCCGTGAGAAAGTCGCTCACGTCGAGCGCCTTCTGCAGCGTGTCGTTCTCGGTCAGCCCTTTGGTAATCTCGGAGCTGAGCGATGCCTTGGATGCCTCGCTCTTGCCGAGCAGCTCGAACAGCTCGATCCGCTCGCTCTTGGATAGCTCGGCGCCCTGGGCCTTCTCCAGGAGCGTCTGCTTGCGGGACGGGCCCGCTCCCTCGGTGAGCGACTGGAGCTGCTCGATCGACTTCTCCAGATCGTCCTCGGTGAGGTCTTCAGCCTTTTTCGTGCCGCAGCCCTTCTTCACGCCGCCGCACTTGTCCATCTCGCCCTCATCCTGGCCGTCGCCCACGCTTTCTCCGCCCTCTTCCTCATCGACTTTGTCGTTCTCCTGGGTCGTTGCCATGCCTCTCTCCTTCACTTGCCCCGCGCTTTAGCGGCACGGGTCAGGGTGATGATGCGCCCGAGTTGTTCCGGGGTGGCGTGCGGCAGCCGGGCGCGCAGCCACACAAACGCCCCACCTTCCGTCATGGATTTCTTCACGCGCTTCTTGCGCTTCTTCTCGTCTTCATCTGCCGCGGTGTTGGTCTCGTCGTGCTCCAGACTCTCGCCGGTGACCACCCGCCCAGCGCCCATGCCGCTCTGCGGGCCAACGACCGGAGCGCCAGGCGTAGCGGTGCCCATGCCCAGCATCTTCTCCATCTCCTCGTCGAGCCCCGCTGCCTGAAGGCTCTTGGCCAAGATCTCCATCCGCGCTCCCGCGTTAACCGGACAGTTAGTAATGGCAATATTGCGCACCAGCGCCTTGGCGATGGTTTTCTGGAGCGGACCCGTGCGCTTCTCGATCTTCCCCTCAACCGAGAATCCCAGCCGGCGATTGGTCTGGGCGAGAGCACGGCCCAACTCCCAGACCTTGTCGGCGCCGGGGGTGTTGAGCAGATACCCTTCCACCCAGTGCCCAGCCGCCTTGGCCGTCTCGCCATTGGGTAGCGCGGATCCCTTTCGGAAAAACTTGGCCTGCTCAGGGTAGCCCAAAATGTCGGTGGTGTTCTTGGAGTGGTTGTCATTGAACCACCCATTTTGGACGAAATCCGAGAAATCGACCCCTCTGGCAAGGATGATTTCTCCCTGGCGATCTTTGGTCTCCAGAGTAGCGATGCCACCGATGCGCCGTTCTTTGCCCGGCTCCGCGTCGGCTTTCTCGAAGAACGATACTGGAAGATCGAAATCAAATACCTGCATGTGATCCTCACCAAAAAAATAGGGCGGATCGCTTGACTCAAAGCGTCCGCCCCTACCGGCAACCACCGTACTGGGCCTATCGCCGCACATCTCTAATTAATTTCAACGTATACGATTTCAGAATTCTGTCAATCTCTTTTCCGGGGGAGGATGAACTGCTCGCGGCTGATCGGGGTGCCGTCCAGAATCTGGATGGGCAGCTCGACGAGGGAAGCGCACCAGTAGCACTTCGCCCGGCAGCGCTTGCCGTCGAAGTCGATCGGGCCTTGGGTGCGCAGCCGAACTCGGCTTCCAGATTTCTGCAACAGATGGTTATCGCAGTGCGGGCATCTCATATTGGTCCTAACGCTTGCTTGTAGTATGCCTGCGCCGCGGCGTCAGTGTCGAATTCTATCGGCGCGCCAGGACAGAAGGGAGATAGCTCCTCGCCCGCTTCCTTGTCGATGCGATTCAGGATGAAATGCCCCTTGGGGGTGTTGATCTCCAGATATCCATTCTGCCAATCGTCAACGAGTTGCTCGTCAATGTCCTCGATGGGTAGTGCCAGATCTACCCCGCCGTCGGTCTGTAACATCAACCCCCCAGGCATGCCCCGCACTACACCGAAACGGCCGATAGGAGAATTGGGGTCTGAAACGCAATGGGTCTCGTATACCAGATCGGTACGCATGATCACTCCAGCGGCGTGATGCCCAGCGCCGCAGCAAACTTCGCTGGCGTAGCGTAAGCGTCAGCACCCTTATGAATCTTTCTAATAAAAAAATCCTCCAGCGACTTTCCATTGACCTCAGTCTTGCCTGCCTTTTTCAGCGCGGCAATCAACTGCTGGCGTTTGCTCTCATTCCCAATTACTACCGCGATAGCGTCCTTCAGGCCTACGCCGCCCTCAAACAAAATCTCGTTCGTGCTATTCAGATCAGCATCCTTCCGTTTAGGTGCTTGGCTTACAGTATGCCCATGCTTAGAGTTTGAGTTGGTGTTGCCGTAACCATCCCCATTGTACCGCCACCAATCAACTCGCTTGAATAGCCGCGGATGGAAAATGATCTGACATTCATACGATTCGCTCATCTCAGATCCTTTACCAGCCACCCGAAAGAAAGCACCCTTCGATCCTCCGGACTGCATGTCCGGTCCAGGCGACTGGCCCCCGTGCCAGACCCCGTGCATGAGGCAATTCTTTCTACTCGCCCAGCCCGACCCCTGCATAAATTGAAGGAAGGTCCCGTCAAGGCCCGCGCCAACGTAAGGGAAAGACCAGTGCTTGAATTGCTCAGCGTCATCCGCGATCACTGAGAGCTGATTGTCAAAGGTCTTTACTACCTTCAACCCGCTCACCATCCCCTTGCTTCCAAAAACGGAAAGTTTACTATCCAGCCAACTCTCATCGTGCATCACCCCCAACGGAAACTTGTCATCGTTCCAGCCCGAAGCTCCCATCAATCCGCGCACCAGAACCGACTTCTTATAGATACGATCGCTGTCCTCGGTAATGGGTGCAAGAACCTTGTCCGGGTCCTTGCCCATTTTCTGGAGCGCTTCCCGCAGTTCGCTCAACGGATTCTCGCTCGCTGGAATTCGCACCCGGAAAGTATTTTTGAACGTATCTTGCATGCTACTGGGGGGAATGACCATGATGGAGCTACCTGCATCGGTCTTGCCGAAAAATCCATCGTAATTCGGAGCACCGGAAATTGAAGAATCGTATTCGGTATGCGTCCCAGTATCAGTATCAAAACCAATAGTAGTTAAAATATCACCGTCTGGCCCGGGAATGGTGGCCCCAAGAGTAGATCCGAACTTTGATTTACCGCTACCTAGTTTGGAACTCATCCCGTCGAACTGCACCAGATCCCCGGTGAACTCGTAGTACAGCTGCCCTACAGGATCTATTACCCGACGGAAGCGGATGCAAAAATCACGCAATTCTCCGGGGGCACCCACGCGAATCGCATGCCCGTAGCGCGAAGGTTTGATCGAAGCCACATCCACGAGATCCGCCGACCCGTCTCCGACTTCTGCCCAATATTCTCCGGTATCCACATACGGCAACCCGCTCTGGACAAAATCATCCGGTTGCTCGGGAATGGTGGGTTGGTAGGTCTCCTCGGAACTGTACACCTTCTCCAACGACTTCTTGAAGATCGAATGTACCACTGAGCCCGATCCCAGCTTGGGCTCCGCGTGCGGGCTCTCCAGTCCGTACTTGACGATGATGGCCTTCATCTGCGCCATCGACTCCGGACTGGTGCCGGACACCTTGAGGAAAGCGAGGTTCTCTGGGTCGGTGGCGTGCTCCTTGATCTTGTAAAACCCCGGCTCGGACGAAATCAGATCGGATACCTTGTGCTCGGAGGTCTTTTTCTGGAACGTGGTCCCATCCGGATACTGCTTGCCGTCGGGGCCAGTGATCATCTTGCCGATACCTACCTTGAACTTCTTCTCCAGCGCCTTCTGGATCCCGTCGATATCGACCTTGACCGCCTCGCCCCAAGGCGTCTCGATTGCTTCCACCTGAAAGGGTTCGCCCGCCTGGAGCAACTTCAAGTAGTAGGCAAGCTGCTTCTGGTGCGTTTTATGGGAGAGCACCAGCGCCCCGTCCTCCACCCGCGCGATGACTCCCACCGGGATCTGGTAGCTGGCGAAATCCTTCTGCAGATAGGCTAGCAATTGGAGCTGGCCCTTGTCGGTCATCGGTGGATGCGCTACCGCCCAGGCCTTGATTGCGACGGCCTTCTGCTTGGCCGCTTCAAGGTTCTTGGCGGCTTCCTTCTCGGCGGCCAGCTGGGCCTTGGTCTTCTTCTTCTTGGGCTTGGGCTTGGCCTCGGGCATGGTCTGCCAGTTGGGGTCACTGGGCTCGTGCTTGACGCTCGACGACTCCAGCGCGGTGGTCTCCACCTCGACCTGCGTGTACTTGAGCACCTGGCCGTCGATGGTCACGAAAGCGCCCTGGGCGTTGACCTTGGGTAGCCCGCCCTTGTTCTTGATGTGGTGCTCGACGCCCAGCTCTTTGAACGCGTTGTAGAGCTTGGTACTGGCGCCTTCCACCCCGTCCAGGCACACGTACATGGCCGTGCCCTTGGCCTTCTTGAATTTGAGCATCCCCTCCTGGAGCAGCGGGTGGGTCTTGAGCGCGTCCTGGAGCGCCATGGAGGTCTTGACCTTGGTGGCTTTCTCCGCCGGAGTCATCTGGGCAACTGGCTTGCTCGCCAGGGGGTTCTGCGTTCCAGAAAGATTGTAGATGCTCGACCCTACCGGGAAGGTGATCTTGCCGAGCCCGCAGACCTCCTTGAACTGCGCGGCCGAGGTACCGATCCCTGCCGCGGTCAGCGCATAGGCGAGCGCATCGTCCGGGTCCTCGCCCGTTGAGCCCAGATGGATTTTACCGTCCTCATCAACGATGCCAAACTGCACCAGCTTGTTGGGGGTGTCTGACCCCACGGGGTAACCGAATTGCCCGTTGATCACGTAGTATTTCTTGCCCTGCCACTCCCCAGACACTATCACCCCGGGTGGAGGCACCCAATCCGCCCACCCAGACGGCTTCTCAACCGGGGCATGGGTCGCGCCGTCTTTGGGGGTCTTCCCCTTCTCCGCACTGTCTTTAATTCCAGAAAGCACATCCTGCACTATCGTGGGCAGCGTACTGTAGTCGGTATGCACATTTTCTGGAAACACTGTGCCCACCGGCTGCGCCCAGCTCAGGATGGTTTCACCCTTAATATCAGGGAGCGCATTTGTATCGTGGAAGGCGTATTTCTGCCCTCCACTGCTAACTATTTCCCACGCATCCGGCGCAAGCTTGGTGTACTCGTAGGTGTTTCCCGTCTTATGCTGGGTGTTGATCACCGTACCCACCGGGAGCGCGCTAAATTTAGCAGGGTTGTTCAGGTACGGGGCATACTCGGAGTTGGTCACGGTCTGCTTTCCGCTTACCTTACCCTCCGCAATTTTGCCAAACTCCTCCCAAGTAGCTGGGAGATTTTGCGTCGGCACCCCGAACGTGACCACCGTTTCAGTAGCCACGTCCGCGAACAAGGCATGATCAGGAACCTCCGGGTGTGTTTTACCCGTCACGGGACTTTTGGAACTCCAGGAATTCTCTCCGGTTTTGGTATACGTCCACGTATTCCCAAACGCAGTGGTGGCTAGCACCGTGGTTCCAATAGGCAGTTTCTTGAAAGCCTCCAGATTATCCTTCGGAAAATCCGCTACAGGCTTCATCAACAACGGCGGAGCCCCCTTGGCGGCCTTATCTTTTTCTGGAACGACTGGCTGACCAGCAGGGGTAAACGCCGTGATAATTTCATGCTCCAGATCAGTTGCCAATGAGCCCGGCGGGATCCCCGTCACCAGGTTCAACCCGCCGGATACCGTAGCCCAAGACCCGTCGGCTTGCTTCTGGTACTGGTACTCCTGGCCCATCGTGCCCTCAGTCTTGAGCACGATCCCCGCCGGCAATGCAATGAGCGCCTTAACGATGCCCCCGAATCCAGAAATTCCCCCCAGCTTCGCCGAGGCCTTGATCTGGTTGACCAGCTCCACCTGATTGCCGATCGAAGGTACTTCCGGGGACACTTCCTCGGCTGGGGTGGATTCAGTCTCTGGAGTAAACGCCGCCCCTCCAGGCTTCTTCCAACTTGTGATGACTGCGCCCTTCAACTCAGTAGCCACCACGTCGCTACTGAGCGATCCCACATTGGTTCCGTCTGAATACGTCTTCCAGAAATTGTCGGACTCCTTGACGTATTTATACTGGATCGCCCCACTCTTGGACTCGCTTTGGATAACCGTGCCCTTCGGCAAAAACGCGAAGTCTCCGGTTTTTATCAGCAGCTCTAGCTGGGCTTGGAGACCCCCCTCACCGGGCTTCTCCTCTTTTTCTGGAACTTTGATCTTGGTGATCTCATTGAACGGCTGTTTCCAAGAATTGGCTACCGTCAGATCCTTGTATGTATTTCCCGATTCTAAATTGCTCCAACCCGCCGCTGTCTTGACATACACATAAGAAGGATGGGAATGCGCATTCACATTCACATGAACCTTGGTGCCCAGCGGGTAGGCCTTGATCTGCTCCAGACTCGGCGGAGGCAGCGGGCCGCTGGGGATTGCCGCGGGTTTCTTATCCACGCCCAACTTCCAGGCGTCGAGCTTCTCGCCGTTGATCGCCCCCAACGCTTGAATGTCATCATAGCTCTGAGATTCACCCGATTCAGGCATGGCCATCCACTTGTCCGCGGCCTCCTTGACGTAAGTGGTCGTCGCGCCCCAACTCGATTTAGTCTGGGCGGTAGTCCACACAGGCAACTGTGAGAACGCTTCCAGGTCGGTGGGAAACTTCCCGCCCGCTTTTTCTGGAACCGGCGCGCCCAGCCCTTCCCATGATTCGATCTTCTCGTCCTGCATCATGTTGTAGGCTTCAGCAGTAGTTATTTCCGCCGTGTCTGCCGACGCAAACTTGTTGATCAGCGTCACCTTCCATTTGCCCCCATAGAGCTTCTCGTAGACGGTCTTGTTACCTTTGCCGTCGTCGGTCTGAATCTTGGTTCCGTATGCAGCGGCTTCCAGAAATTCCAGGGTAGCCCCGCCCTTTGGTACTACGGGATCAGTTCCGATGGGAACGGCGACTCCTGGCCCAGGAACTGGAGGAGCAATAGTAACAGGAGCAGGAACAGGGCCAGCTCCAGCACCCAGTTCACTTGCTGGAGTATCCGGAACCGCTTTTGGACTGATACCCCAAAACTTCCATCCACCCCCAGAAGGGACTTTGTTGGTTTTGTTTTTGGCTTTGTAGTCCGCAGCATCGGTGAATCCTTTCTGGACAACCCAGACATGATCCGACGCGGCACTCAGCGTCAGGAAGGTCTGCGCGGTCTGCCCGGGGATCTCCACCAGCAACTGTCCATTCTGGAGAACGGTGAGCGTGACTTCCTGCTTCTTCTCGTAGCCGGGTACCTTCTTTTTCACCTTGATGACCGTGCCCTTGGCGAGCGGTCCCTCGGTGAACTTCGGCGCGCTTTCTGGAACCACCGCGGTCGCCGGTAGGATGGCCTCTGGCGGGGCACCCGCGGGCGCAATATGCTGCGCGGTTTTCTCCTCCGCCTCCGCCGATTTCAGGTAGTCGCCCTTCAAATCGTCGAGAGTACCGTGGGTGTCCAGCCCATATTCCTTCTCGAACTTCGACGCCATTACCCCAGACCAAACCGAGTGCTGGAGCGTGCCGTCCGCCCCTTCCCACCAGCCCCACAACTCAGGATGCCCCTCCTTGCCCAGCCGCGCGGTAATCAGCATCGTGCCCACGACCGACGAAGTGACCTTCACCGCGTAGCCCGGCGTCAACGCCAAATTCCAGGCCGTGGTCAGCTGGTCAGTCCCCTGGTACGCCGCGAGAAATTCCTTCACCTCTTGCGGTAACGCAGCGGTTGGGTTGAATATCGCGCCATCTATCAACTTTCCCAACAGCCCCAACACCGTGACCGACTTCTGCTCAGGGGCAACGACCTTCTGCTCCTCCAGCTCGGCAACGGTCTGGGTCACCGGCGCGGGTGGCTCCTCGGCCTTGCCCGCGGCCTCGGACAGCTCCTGCTCAAAGAGCTTGAGCTGGAAGACCTTGCTCCCCAGCGAGATGCCCTTGGCCTTCTTCTCAGTCGCGCTCAGCGTGAGCGGCAAACCCTGGTTGAACAAGTACAAGCTATCGCCAGCCGCGTTGAGCGAGGTAAACCCGACCATCTTTCCGTCCGGGTAAGTCACCACGAACGACGGCTTTTTCCCTTCCCAGTTCTCGCCGACTTCCAGCCCGTACTGCTTGCCCTTGTACACAGTGGTCAGCTTCATCCCGGGTGCGGGCACTCCCGGCGGCCACCAGCTGGCCGGAACCACGCCCGGGGTGTGGATGGTCACCTCGACCGACTTGCCGCCCTTCTTCGTGAGCGGCCAACCAGCCTTAGCCTTCCCGGCAACCACCGGGGCGACTTCCACCGCCTTGAGCTTCGGCGGCGATTCTGGAACCACCGGGACCGCCGGGGCGAGAGGGATCTCCAGCTTGGTTGGGGGCTTCTTCACCGCCGGCGTCGCTGGCTTATCCCCGGGTGCTACCTCCCAGGCTACCTGGACCGTCTCGGGTTTCGGCAGCACCACTTTCTTCCCCAGCTCCTTGCTCAGGAACCCTTCAAAATCCGAGCGCAAATTCTGAAGGCGTGAGAGCATTTTCTGGAGCTGCGCTTGCGGGTCCGCGTGCGTCCAACCAGAGGCCGTTGACACGTAAGGAGCGACAATCAGTTGAAATTGCTCAGGAGATATCTGGTCCGCACGATTCACTACATCGGCCACCGCCTCGATGAGCCCCTTCGGATCGATCGCTCCCTCGGAGATTTTCTCCCAGAACTTGTTATATATCGGGTGGCTAGGGTTGGGGGAATAGTCCGCCTCCAGCTTGTCCTTGCCCAGGAATTTCCAACTCTGCCCCTTGTCGATGGCCGCCAACTGTCCACCCTGACTCAGGAAATTCCCAGCATGCGAGTCATGGTTGGAAACAAGCCAGTCAACCACCTGGTGTTTGATGATCAACTCTTTGTACTTCTTCAGGTTTTCCATCTGGGGGTCGGAGTGCTGGCTGGAACTCTCCTGCCAGGTTTGCCCTTCCAGAATCTGGATAAGCGCTCCACCTTTCCCCTTGACTTCCACGTACTTGACCGCCGGAATCAGGTTCCCCAGAAGCAGACGCCCCAGCCGGCAGGCGGCCTCTTCCGCTCTAGCGATGATGGGATCGGAAGCCTTGAAAACCCACTTGTGCCCACCCTTGTCTACAAATAACAGGTTGCCGTGAGACCCTGCGAACTTCCCGGCCGGAAGCTCCGTCAGCTCGGAGAGCGGGGGAAACGACCCGTCCCCGTACTGCCCGCTAGCCATCTCCGCCGCCCACCCGGTCTGTTTCTCCTCAGAAGGCCGCAGGGGCTCTCCGAGGTGGGGGAGGAGAGAGGCCTTACTCACCGCCCACTTCCCCCCGCCGAGGGGCTGCGGGGTCAAGGAGAACGCTTCCTGGAGGAGGCTGGCTCCCTCCTTGGACAAGTGAACCTGTTCCGCGTCTATCGCCCCCTGGAGACCCAGCTCCAGGAGCCACTTCACCAGGGCCACATCCTGCTGCTCGGGGGTGTAGGCGTGCTTGGCCTGGAGGATGGCGACCAACTGCTGAGCGGCGGAGCTGCCGGCGTAGATGGGCTTGCCGTTAGACTTGTAGCCGACAATCTTCCCGTTCCGCGGACCGTAGGCGATGATCGGTAGGCCCTGCCAGCTTCCCAGATTGATCTTGATTTTCGCGGTCTTGACCAGTGCCTTGACCAGCGGCTCCGGTTCCAGAAAATAGAAAGCTGGTAGTGAATTCATTGAGTTAGCTCCCTAGACAGTCTCGCCGGCGATCAAGTTACCGAACCGTGCATATCTGGTTCTGGAAAACCCTTCCCAAAATACCGTTGGCCGCAACCGATCACGCAAGGCGTTGGGCGCACCCCGTTGCGCATGCACCCGGCTAGCGATCGATTTCTGGAAACGCGGCTCAGAGGGCATGCGCGCGAGCCAGTTCCAGATCCATCCGCACGTCCCAGAACAACCCAGCCAGCTCAGGATACTGGCGCTCGATGTCGAGATCACGCCGCCCTTCAACCCAGGCCGCGGCGTAGCGGTGCGCGACTCCCATTCCGAGCGGGGTCAATATCCCCTCCGCGTCCTCGGTGGACCTACTGAGAGCCTTGCTTAGCGGCATTACGTACCTCATGGATGAACCTCCAGGCGTCGCTTGCGCGGATGTAAACGATCCCGTCCAGCACCTTGCTCTGCTCCAGAATGGCCGGGAGCTTTTTCACTTGCCCCTCCCAGTAAACCGGAACCTCCAGCGCCTTGGGGTTCATGATCTCCTCGGTCCACATGATGTCGTCTTTGAGCGTCGCGCCAGAAAGACGCGGCTCGTAGGTTCCGTCGGCCCGCTTCAGCAAAAAGAGAACCTGCTCGTTTGTCTCGTCCAGATCTTCCATTGCGTCCTCACTTGTGCGCTTTTAATTTTTCGTTGATCCACCCAACAATTGCAGCGTGATCCGCCGCAATGTAGTCAGCGTATAGATCTCCGACTCCATCCCGCTCCATGATCTTTCGCAAGTTGGCCAGATTCTCCTCGGGCGTTCCCCCCTTCTTGCAAATTGTACGGTGCAGGATAGCAGCGCGATGCGGTACGTCGAGACGCTTGAACGTCGCCTCGAAGTGCGCGATGCACTGGTCGTGGGTATCCTTGTCAGGGATCCAGTCGCGCATCCGGAACTTGTAATAGCGGCAGGAAAGCGAATCATTCTGGGGCATGTCCTTGATCGGGATGGGCAGGCGCAGAACCATGGCCTGGGCGTCGGCGATGCCGCGACCAGTGGGATCGATGATCACTTTGTTCTTCGGATCGTAGTAGATGCTGTTGCAGGTGAAGTCGCGGCGCTCGTAGTCCTTGCGCATCTCGTGGTCCACTCGGATGTCCGGCCAATACTTGCCGTTGACCGGATTTTCACACTGCTCGCCGTCCGCCGTCGTATAGGACACCATGCCGGTCAAGTCGATACCCGGCCCACTCTTGGTTGCGCAAACAGTCATCCAGGCCTCATCCCCAGGAGGCTTGCTTGTGATGCGCTTATTCGGGGGCAGATCCGCGCCAACCTGATTGAAACAGGATTTCATGACCGACGCATCGGCCGTGGTCACCATGTCGAAATCCTTGAGCTTGGAAATCACCTTCTCGTCAGTGATGTCGCTCCCGGGCTTGACCAGGTTGAGCAGATCGCGCACCGCCCCGCCAACCAGATAGGTCTCGCGGCCTCGCTTCCACAACCATTCGGTATACTCAGTAGACGTGTGCGATCCCACCGCGGGGGTCGTCATCAACTCGTCGAGAATCTTCTGGTGCCGTTCGTTAGGGCGAACGAAACACTTGTCTGGAAGATCGTGGGTAGCGGATTTGTAATACTCAGGGCCCGCCTCATGGGATTCAAAGTTCTTCCAGTCCGCGAAGTGGAGTTGGGTGGCGTGATGCTCATCATGCGGCCCCTGATAGCCCGGGCCAAAGTCAATGATCGGATGCCCTGCTTGATCCGTGCCGATGAATGTCCCTTCCTGCTTCTTGCCCTTCACCGTCGCAGTGACCTTGGCCCCGTTGCGCATGAATCCCTTGAGTACCGCCGGTACCTTCATCTCGCTCTTGGGGACGAGCTGAATCTCGCCCACCCGCTCTACTTTTTCTGGAGCGAATACGATGTCTGCCTTGGCCGAGGACTTGGGCGCGGGCTTGGGCGCTGGCGCAGGGGCGGGCTTCTCTTTTTCTGGAAAAATCACCCGCGGGTCGGAGTCCTCGATTTTCTGGAATACCGCGCGGCTCACCGTGATCCGGTGATAGGTTGGGCCAGGCTCGACCTGCGTTTGGAGGCCGAAGTGCTTGCGTAGCTGCTCGATGACTCCCTTGTGCCCCGGAGAGAACTTCAACACCACCAGATCGGGATCGGTGTGGTGCGGACGCAGGTGACCGTTCAGATAGCCCAAGAGCCGCGCAGTCCACCCCGGCTCCTTGGTCTCCTGGCCGTTGCGGAGGTAGATGGGGGTCGAGCCATCCCAGCCGACGATCTTACCCCCGCGCGGCCCAGTCGCAATAACCGAGATCATCGACTTCTCCAGGTCAGCTTTGTCCTGGGGACGGAGCGCTACCTTGGCGGCGTTGCCGATGACGTAGCGCCTACGCTCCTCGGTTCCCTCCCGGGCAGAATCCTGCCCGGTCACCGCCGCGTCGGGCAAGACGATCGGATAGACGTTGCGCAGGGGCTCGGTGACCGTGTAGATCTCCTTGTCTCGCTTCAACCCCTCGGCGACCTCTTCCTCCTCATCCTTCCAGTCGCGGAGCAAGTCAGTCGGATCGATGTGCGGATTGGGACCTTTTTCTGGAACGCGCCGCTTGGGGGTCTCGACCAAGTAGTTGGCCGCGGTGCCGTGGCCGCCCGCGCGGTTGCCCTCCTGGCTGGTGGCCGCGCCGATGTCCGCCGATACCTGCCCGCTCTTGCCAAATCCTGGCAGGGGAATGACCAGGCGAATCTTGGGCGACTCCTCGGCGCTCTGCACCCGGGTCAACCCCACCCAACGCTTGAAGGCCTCGACCTCCATCGGATTGGTCTGGAGAAAGAACTTCTCCGGCCGATCGTAGGCCAATCCGTAGGCGCGCTCGGCGTCCTCCTGGTTGGAGAAGCCCAGCATGCACTTCTGCTCGTCCCAGATGCCGGTCTCGGGATTCTGCTGCTCGATGACGTAGACCATCTCGGAGTCGGGGTCCGGGCCGATGAACACGTCGAGAGGATCATCGTCGGCGCCGGTGGTGCCCAAGATCTCCCCGTAGGCGTGCAGCATCCAAGTCTTGTCGGTGCCCCCGTCCGGGGTGTGGAAGGTCCGCGAGGTGCCCTTTGGGTTCTCAATGTGGATGGGCAATCCCCAGAGATGCACCAGCTGCTCGCCGCCAGAGAGAGCCTTGCGCAGATCGTCCTCGCGCAGAACGGCGCGGCACAGCTCGGCCTCGCTCTTGTAGACCTTGCCGCCCTTGCCCCCGGGCACCAGCTCGCCTTCCTTGTTGAAGCCGTAACCGTCCGGAATCCTTAGTAATTGGCAAGCGCAGTGCGGATGGATCGTCCCTACAACCGCTTGCCACTCGGCGGTCTTCTTGCCCACGTTGGTGCCGTTGGCGACCAGGACCGAGAGCGGGAAAATGCGCGGATTGCCGTCCGGGCCGTCGTAGAGCCGCGAGCAATGCCGGCACGAGTCCGGCATTACCCTCTTTGCTACCAGGGCGTCTTCGCCGTAGCGCTTGGCGATGTGGTCGGCGAGCCCGGTCTGCATGGCCGTCTGCTTCTCGGTCACGGCGATGCGATCCCAGTCGCGGGTCCAGTCCTCGCTCGCCCAGCCGAGGTCGCTCTTGAGCTGCTTCGCCGTCTCACGCTTGGCGATATTCTGGGCGGTCTTGTCCCGGGTGATCTTCTCCAGCTTGGCGCGGAGCTTGGCGTCGGCCTCGATGAGGATGTTGCCGGTCTGCTGGTTGACCTTGTTGCCCAGGCCCTTCAGGTAGCCGGCGGCGTTGAGCTGGGCGAACTTCACCGCCCGCTGCTCGGGGACCGAAAGCGGGATGGGGTTCTTGCGCACGTATTTCTGGAAAGCGTCGAAGCTCATGCTGGCTGCGGCCTTGTTCTGGAGCACCCCCAGGAGCTGGCCGTAGAGGTAGGCCTGCTCCACCGAATTCAGGTGCCCCTCGATGAGCCCGGCCTGCTCCAGCTCCTGGAGCACCGCGGGGTCGACCGCCTCCGGGCCGATGGCCGAGACGATGAAGGCGTTGTGGTGCTTCTCCACGATCTTCTGGACTTTCTGGAGCTGCTCGGGGGTCAGTAGCATGACGCCGCCTTTTCACACTGAGTCACCGGCTTACGCAGGCTGTTGTAAATACGTTGCCTAGCCAGGTTGAAATACTCAAGCTCTTGCTCGATACCCTGAAACAAAAATCCCTCGGCGAGCGCAGCAATCCCGGTCGAGCCCGACCCCATGAACGGGTCGAGCACCAAACCGTCGGGAGGAGTCACCAGCTTGACCAGGTAGCGCATCAAGGCGACCGGCTTGACCGTCGGGTGGCGGTTGTCCTTGCCGCGCTCTTTGGAGGAGACCTTGGCGCAGTAAAAGAAACGGGAAGCGCCTTCATTTCCATCCCCAAATCGGAAAGTATTATGCCGCCCCATCATAATAGAACTCGCATTATATGTATCTGCTACGTTCAAATGAGCGCCAGCAGTCTGCCCCCCGGGACTATGCAATTGGCCAGCAGTTTGCTCATCTAGCGCCTGGCCAGCCTCTTCATCCAGAATCACGTTGGCTGGCCAGCGGCCCGGGGGTTGGACAAAATCCCGTTTCTCTAAACGCGGGCCACCAGCTTCCAGGATGGACGATTTCCCGCCCACCTCTCCTGTGCAGCGCATCGCTGAATTCGGGCGCAGCCCCCCACTATACGCGCCACCGCAGAGAGCATCCGTTGTCGGTATCCGGCACCCGTCGATATTGATCCCACCGACCCCGTACTCCAAGACGTTCTGCGCGACCGTCCCCGCCAGAGGCTTGCGGGCCACGATGATTGGCTCGTAGCTGGGTTTCAGTGCGGTGCCCCAGCCCTCCCATTTTTTCGCGGCTTCAGTAGCGGGTAATGAGTCCATCATTACCCCATTAGGCAATCCGATAAAACCAGTTCCTACATGCCCAAGATTTTTTCTTTCCCTCCCATCGATATACCTATTTCGGCAAACAACCTCCCGTTCAGCCCCCTGCATCTTGTCGATCGCCTTGCTCACGTCCAGACTCTTCGGGAAGCCTTGCCCGTAGAGCCACATGATGCAATCCCGAACCTCGAACCCGGCATCCTCGATCGCGCAGGCAATCCGGTGATAGGTCCGTGTCCCGCCGAAAGCCAAAAGGTGCGCCCCGGGCTTCAGGACCCGGTAGACCTCCGCCCAGGTCTCCGACTGGAAAGAGACCCCCCGGCTGTCCCAGCTCTTGCACATGAAACCTAGCTCATAAGGTGGATCGGTCACGCAAGCGTCGAAGTGATTTTCTGGAATACCGCGTAGAACTTCTCGGCAGTCTCCCAGAGAAAAAGAGCAAGGTAGCATCCTCACCTCTTGTCTCGCGCCTCGTTGGCCAGCTCCAGGAGCTGGTTGGTCGAGAGCCCTTCCAGCTGTCCGCCTTCCAGAAAATCGCTCTCCTGGTACCCCAGGGCGCAGAGCATCTTCTTCACCCTCGCGTAGAGCGCGCCGTCGCGCTCGGCGATGGGCAGGGTGTAGTCCTCGAAGCCCTTGGCGAGCTTGGCGAGCTTGGCGACCGGCAGGAAACCCTCGTCATCCGCCTCAACCCCGGTCAGGATGGCTTCGGAGATACCTCCGGGATACCGATCGCAGGACAACTTTCCCCGATATCGGGCACAGTTTCCGCATTGGCTGGTTTGCATGTCTCGCTCTCCTCATTCCCGCCGCGCAGATACGTCAATACCGCCACACCTTTTCCGATTAGCGCTAGGACCTTCTCCGTATCACAGACCGCGGAAGTACGCGGCACCAACGTATTCCAGAATCCACAGCCCGGCACGTAGCCGTTGGGCTGAAACATCGGGCATCCGTCGGCGCAGTGCATTGGCTTAGCCATGATTTAGCTTATCCCACTGTGCTGTATCGATCTGCATCTCAGCAAGAGCCTTGCGCACCCAGAGCGGCACTTGCTTCCCAGCCCGCCGCGCGGCAGAAACCTCCGCATAGCATTCGTGCGGGTTGGTTGCCGCGTAGTCGGAGATCTGGGACATGATCTCGTCCTTGTGCTGCTTGAGCTGCGGTACGCAGTTCTTCTTCCAGATTTCCCAGCAGGAGAGATGCGACCCACTTGGGTACAGGTGCCGCAACACAAACCCCTCAACGTGCCCGCACTCATGGCGGATGGTCGAGAGCAACCCATGCCCAGCCGTGAAGTGACTTGTGGTCTGGGTGTCCTTGGCGTAACCCTCGTTGAAGTACGCCGGCTGCACCACCATGACCGACCGATGATAGGGCTTCTGATCGTAGGGATGGGCGAGAGCGATGGCCGTACCCTGGAGCGGGCCCTGCTGGGTCAAGTCGATCGAGTGCTTTCCAGAAATCGCGATCTGGTTCTCCTCGGGATGCGCCTTGGCCCACTTCTTCAGCTGCTCCGGAGTGCCCAGAAAGCGCAGGTGCTGCACCACCCGCGGATGCTGCTCGCTCAGCGCCTTGTTTACCGCGTTCGCCGTAGCCACGTCTGGATAGCTGACAGACAGATGTGGAGCGCGCTCAGCCACCCAAGCATGAGCTGCTGCCAACGACTCGACCGCGCCGGTGAAGTGGTCGACAAGCTGGTGCTTGGGAAGGGCAGTGCCGGAGACGGATCCCGATACTGGATCTGGGCTCGCTGGTGCTTGGGGCGCTGCTTGGACCGATGCCACAGCCGGCGCCTGAAGTTTCTTCTCTGCTTGGAATTCATTTCCTACCCCCGGAGTGAAGGACTTCGGCAACATGAGCAAAAGGTACTTCCCCCCGGAGATGATCGGCGCCTCGATGTGCTGCCCCTGTTTGAAGGCAGCCAGTGCCGCGGCCTGGGCGTGAGGGATCTTCACGACCACGAGCGCGGGATTGGCCTTGTGCGGCACGACCTTCCCGCCCAGCTGCGCCGCCCAATTCACCAGCGCCCCGCTCAGCGGCTCGGGGCTCCAGTGGTGGGTGTGCTCGGGGTCAGCCCAGAGGCCGCCCTTGGGCCCGACGAAAGGCCCGGACTTCTCCAACTTCAGCGACTCGAAGGGCGGGGTCTTGTCCTCGCGCAGCCGCTGCTCCTCCCAATACTTCTCGGGGTTCTTCTGAGACTCGTCGAATCCCTGGCCGAACAGTTCGCTGATCCGCTTCTCGTCGGCAGGGTCGACCTTCAAATTCACCCCGGGCTTGGCCGGCTTGTCGCTCATGCGCCACCCCAAATTCTGGAACCGGCCGTCGCGCCGGAGACGATGTGCGGCGGCAGCTCAGCCGCCTTGCTCTGGATGTACTGCATGGCCTGGCCGTAGAGCACCTCGGCGTCCATCGAAAGCGCTTCCGGGGGCATCTGATCCAGGAATTGCACCGGGTCGCCCTTCTTGGCTTTGGCGAAAACGAAACTCGCCCGGTCCTTGTTCTTCGCATGGAAGGCCGAGAAGTTCTTGGCGCCGTGAGCGTAGCTGTCGGCGAACAGCCGGGCGTCGACCATGCGCCCAATGCTTTTCGCGCGATCCACCGCACCCGGCCAAGTAGCCATCGGGTCAGCAGCCACAAAGAGAAAAACTGGTTTGATTCCGCGCTTCTCGCACTCCTCCATCAACCAGGGGTTCTCGGTCCCGTTCTGCTCGCCCGCGGCATCCCAAGTCGCGGCCACGCTCTGGGCTAGCTCGGGGCGCGCACCCAGCGCGGAGCCCTTCCCGCCGGCCACCCCGCCGCTGGTCACCAGAATCTTCCGCTCGCCCTCGGGCATCTTGGCGATCTCGTCCAGCCGTCGCATGAAGGCACGCTTGACCACCGCGTTGGCCGTCTGGTGGAGCGCGGTGTTGTAGAGCGCCCGGGCCTGGGCGCGCTCGGGGTGAATGGGCTTGCCCTTCTCGTCGGGGGGCAAGTCGGGCCGGGTCCACTCGGGCATCATGCTCTTGGCCGCGTCGGTCTCGAAAATGAAGTGGTTTTTCTCGGCCACGTCATAGAAGGCGTCAGCCATCCCGGCAGGATCCGCCTCGTAGGCGTCAGCGAACCTGCCCTCCACCGCTCGCTCCTCCGAGGTCAGGTTGGGCAACCGGGGGACGGTAGGCGGGGGAGCCACGGTCTTGCCCGGCAGCCCCACCCGGGCCGCATCGGCCACTCCGTCCCCGTCGGCGTCCACCGAGGGGTCGACCTGATAGGCCAGCGGGTCTCCGCCGGCCGGCGGGGTCAGCCCGGCCTGGGGAGCCCGGGGAGTGGTCTGCATCTGCGGAGCGATCTGGGCGGCGGGGGTCGGCGCACCCATCTGCGGTGGGGGAGCCGAAGCCGCTTGCGCTCCTCCACCCGAAACTGTCCGGTCCCCACCCGAAACTGTCTGGCCTCCCGCAGGCGCCCCCGCACCGCCTCCAGTCCCCTCCTCCTGCCAAGGGATAGTGTGCTCCGGGTCCGCCCACTTGCCGCCCCGCGGGCCGATAAACATGCCGCCCTTGAACAGCGAGAGCTGCTCGTCTTCAGGATCTTCCAATTCCAGAAAATCGCCCAGCGACTTGGCGAACAATAGGTCCTTCACCTTCTGCTTGTCGATCGCCACCAGATGGTACTGGCCGCCCTCGAAGGTAGGCTCGGTGATCCCGTACTCCTGGAGTTTGGCCAAGGCGTCGGTCTCGTGCTTGGGCACCTTGACCATCACCTTGCTCGGGTCACCGTAGTGCTCTTTGATCTTGATCCCGTGCTTCTGGATGAATCCAGAAAAAGCCTGTGCCGGCGCAGCACCATGCTCAGGCGCAAGCGTTGGAACCGGTACCGGCACAGGCACATCGATCGGAGCCTGGACTGCTGGCGGCTTCACTGCTTCTGGGGCCTTCTCGGGCGCGGGCTCCTGCATTGCGGCTATCGCCTTGTCGGCGGCTTTATGGCCCATCTGATCGAATGCTTCCGACGAAGCTAGATACCCCTTCTTCTTGCCGCCCTTCCCTTCCCAAATCCAAAAGGGATCGCCAGCGATATTCGTTTTGGTAAACGATTGCCCGTACCCCAGATGGATTGCCGTGCCCTCCGGCAGCGCATCGAGTTTATCTGAGTACCCTTTCACATGCGCGTCGGTCTGTTTTTGCGCTTCATTGAACGATTCAGCAATCCCAGCGGGGTCTACCACAAACTTGCTAGGGGGGCTCACCGGCTTGGGCGCGGGCTCGGACTCCTTGATAACCTGCGCATAGAACTTGTCCAGCATCTCCACGGTCAGCGGCTTGTCCACTCCAGAACTGGCCGAAGGCACCTCCTGCCAGGGAACCTCCACCACCGTCGCCGAACCGGGCAACACCTCGGTGCCAGCCGTTTGGGGCTCGGGCAGATTGGGGGCCAGCTCGGGGTGAGCCATGTCAGCCAAGGCCGGGACCTGGGGAGCAGCCTCCTCCGCTGCTCCGCCCCCCTTGGGTCCGGCAGCCTTCCCGTGAATCTGAGCGATCAACTCCTCAATCGACACCGGCGTGCTCAACCACTCCATTTCGGACGCGGTCAGCTGCTTGCCCTGGTTCAGCTTCTGGCCCAGCTCGTACTTGCGGCGCAAGATGTCGTTCACGTTCTCATCGAAAAGATTGCCCTCGGCGGTCATCCAGTAGACGTTGACCGCGTTCTTCTGCCCGATGCGATGAGCACGATCTTCCGCCTGCCTGACATCGGCCGCCGTCCAGGGCAGGTCGTTGAAGACCACCTTATCGGCCGCAGTCAGCGTCGCCCCTACAGCCATGGATTGACGGGTGGTAACAAAGACGCGCTTCTCGCTTATGAAGTTGCCAGCCGCGTCTTTTTTCTGGAACTCTTTTTTGTTCGCCTCGCGCTCATCGTCCGATAGCTGTCCGTGGTTGAGTATCGCCAGCGCGCCGAACTTTTCCTGGAGTGCCTTGGCCGCTTCGACCGAGTCGGTGAACACAATCACCTTGGAGTCGGAGGTGTCCAGGATCTCCTGCACCATGGAGATCGTGACCGGCACCTTGCCCTTGGCAATCTCGGCCTTGAGCTTGCTGATCGCCCCGACCGTGTTCTGCGCCCCCATGTCCGGCAGTCCAGGGACCGGGTGTTTGACGATCGAGGTGGTCTTTTCTGGAAGATCTTTGAGCACCGCGGTCTTCTGCCGGGCGATGTACACATCGTGCATGTCCATCCACAGCCCGCCGATGGGAGAAGTCTTGATCGCGTTCTTGCTGAACTTGCCCGGCGCCACCATTTCCAGCTGCGTGAACAACTCCTCCTTCTTGTTCTTCACCGCCGTTCCAGAAAGCAGGATGTGGTGCTTCATTCCCATGCCGATTTTCTGGATGTTCTGGGTGGCCTGGGCCTTGGGGTTCTTCATGCGGTGCGACTCATCGATCACGATGGTATCGAACCCAGCCGCGGCGATGGTCTCCTCGAACTTGGAGAGCGACTCGTAGTTGACCGCCGCGATGTTGATTCCAGAAAGGTCAGGGACCTTCCCCTTCTTCAAATCCGCAGCGATCAGTTCCACCCCGTGGAAATAGCCAGGGAAGAACTTCTCGGCCTCCTCCAGCCAGTTCCGCCGCACGACTTTTGGGCAAACAACGAGCACCCGCTTATTGTTCTTAGCCGCCCAGGCAAGTGTCTGGATCGTTTTCCCTAGGCCCATTTCGTCGCCGATGAGCGCATTGCCGTTGGCCTTATCCAGAAAACGCACGCACTCGTTCTGGAAGCTCATGAGCTTCAGGTCAGGCCCGATCTTGGCCTGCACCTCGGGGATAGGCTTCTGCAGCTCGGCGATCTCCTGGTCGCGCTTGATCCGCGCTTCCTTCACCCCGTGGGTCATGATCTGCCACTTGGGGAAGAGCACGGTGAGCTTACCTATTGCCTCTTCAGTCAGCTCCAGGTCAAAGGTCTCCCGGGCGTGAGTGACCGGGTTGTACTTGGTGATTCCAGAAATTTGTCCGCCCTTGTTGGCGAAGAGATTATTGAAGGCTGGGGCATAGGGCGCGTAGAACTCGAAGATCCCGTCAGGGCGCTGGCGCACCACGATCACGTCCGTGACCTGGTGGGCGTTGATGCCCTTGATGTACTCCTCGACCTTGTTTCCGGTGAGCGCTTCGCCCCCCGCAGTTCCAGAAACTTTGGGTGGGGCGCCAATGGGATCGGCGACCTCGATGCCGAACTTGGCCATGTCCTGCTTGTAGGCGGCGAAGTCGAAGCTGGCGAGCTTGAGCTTGCTGATCGCGAAGGCCTTCTTGTTGCCGTCGTAGATCCCACCGTATTTCTTCTGTACCTCGCAATACTCCTTGAAATCGTTCTTCAGGAAACCATTGAGCGGGAGGTAGAGCGAACCGAAAGTATCGTGATACTGGGGCTGGATGGTGAAGTTGGAGGTCTTGGCTTTCTCTACTTGGTGCAGGCCGCACTTGAGATAGACCTCCGCCCCGAAATGGGAAGCGATCTGCCCCTTGTACTTCTTGAGCATCTTGCTCATTCCAGAAATATTGCCGCGCACTGAATGCCAGTAGCCGAAATCGTAGTGGTTGAGCCCGGTGTCGTCGATGACGTTGTGCATGCCGTGCTGCATGGCGTAGAGCGCGTCGCCGATCTCGATGAGTTTGTCCTTCAACTCGGATTCAGGATAGAGGTCAATCTTGGGTGCCTCTGGCTCGGGTGCCTGGCGACTGACTGGTTGATCGCCAGTCCAATGGATGGTATGAGCCGCGTCGGCCCACTTGCCCCCATGCGGACCGATGTAGAGGCCCTTGCCCAGCGGCTCCCCTTCCTCCTCTTGGCCGATGCCCGGGATGACCGTGTCCCCAATCTCCTGAATCATGAGATCCATCTGGTGCGCGTACAGCTCGCGGGTGCGCGCAGCCAGCTCCTGAAGCACCGGATACTTCAGCTCGCGTTCCTTCTGCGGCAGAGCTTTCTCCAGCATCTCGGATATTTCTGGAGCCTCGCTAGACAGCATTTCCCCCAACCGCTCCAGCAGCTGCCCCGACTTCTCCCGGATCTCGTCCGGGCTCGCTCGCAACTCCAGCCGCATCGCTCGCTCCCCTCTATGGCCTAAGCGTCCACACCCCAAATGCAGTAGAGCACTTCAGTGTCTTCGCTGGCTGGCGCCGCTACGTTGATCGAAGTGACGGCCGCTTCCAGAAACAGTTTGGCGAAGCAAGTGGTCAGCGTTCCAGCCCGCTTCAACGAGATGCCCGTAACAGCGCCGTTCAGCTTGACTATGCAGTCTTTGTTGGCCTTGAGGTAGAGACCCTTCACCAGTCCGATATCCCCCAGCGAAAGGTCCTCATTGGTGTTGAGCGCGACCGTGACTTTTCCAGAAAAAGACTTGGTCCAGGCGTCAATCACTACCTCGGCAAGTTGATCGTCGAGCGAGAACAGCAAGTCCTTCATGTCGGCGTCATCGGCAACCTTCACGACTATTTTATGCTTGATCCGCATGGCTTCTCCTTAGAGGTTCACTACCCACTTCTTTTGACCCGACTTGGTCATGCTCGCGTTCATGTCTTCTCCGGTATCGTCCTCCCCATCATACTGGCGAAGTAGAGACTCGAAGTCCACGGGATTGCCACCCCCCGGAACAGTGCCGCCCGGCTGGGGCTCGTTGCCCATCTGCGAGCCCGCTCCAGGCATCCCGCCCATCGCGGCAGCCTGCTTCTGCGCGGTGAACTGAAGCCAGGTAGGATCCAGAATCAGCTCGCCCTGCCCGTCGGGCAACGGCGGAAGATCGTCCTCGGCGCGCAGCTCATCCACCAGGTAGAACGACTTCACCCGCTTCATGTTGAGGTCAGCGATCTCATCTTTGGTCTTCGCATCCAGCCCCACGAAGTCGAACTCGAACTCCTCATTGAGTGGCCAGATGATGTACTGATTGAGGGCCTGCGCGACATGGCGAAGCAAGGGACGCAACCCGCGCTCCTTGCTCTCCACGACCTTCTCCTTGTTGCTCGACTCCTGGAGGCCGCCCTTCTGGCCGACGTTGCCATATTTGAAGTTGATCTCTGCGGGATCGATGGTGTACATGGCGCAGGCGATCTTGATGAGGAAATCCATGTAGCTGTTAAATTCCATATCCCTTGAAGATTGTTGAAGATTTATGTACTGCAACTCGTCGGAGTTGGTGATCGGGGTGCGCCAGGCGTTCTCTACCCCGCTCAACATCTGGTACCAGTGGCGTCGGAAAGCCTGCAGCTGCTTTTCTGGAACCGTGCCTTTGAAGTTGATGATGCCCTTCGCCGCGGAACCCTGACTGAAAAACTTCTGGTTGTACTCCATCGCGTAGAGGATGCTGGTCACCGTGGGAATGAGCATCTCCAGCTCGCTCACCCCATAGCCGTGCAGCCGAATGTCAGTCCTGGGGTTCCGGGTCATGAAGCACAGCTCATCGCAGGTGTACTCGGCGATGATCATGCCGTCGTAGATCTGCACGTAACGGATGGCCGTATCCAGATCCTCGTTCATGTACGTGGAGGCGCTGTCAGCGAGCCGGATGGTCGACGCATCCACCGCGTACCACTCGGCCGGCTGGCCCCGCTTGTTGGGCACCACCTCGAAGCACATCTGATCGTAGATCAACGAATCCCAGATAATCTTGCGTAGGAACTTCTCGAAGCTGTCCCGCCCGCGCGGATTGTCCGTGATCCCCGTGCGGATGAGCACGTTCTCCATCTGGGTCATCCATTGCCGCTCGCCCGGGCTCGGCTCCTTCTGCTGCTCGCGTAGCTTCAGCCGATAACCCAGCTGATAGCGATCGTGCTGCGGACGGCAGAAGGCCGCGACCTGCTGGATGCGAGTCTGCACGATGGCCTGGATGATCGGCACCCGCCAGGTAATCGCCTTCAGCGTCCCGTATGTGACCTGGCTCGGTCGGTCCTTGAAGCCCAGCTGCTCGATGATCGAGAACGGATCAAAGAACAGCGTCTTGGGGTCCTGCTCAGCCTTCTCGGTCGGCACCGGATTGGAGAGCGCCGTATCCGCGTTCAGATTGCCCGGCATGGTGTTGGCCCCGTCATCAATTGCCGGAGCAAGTACCGCGGCGGCTTTCTGGAAACCATCCGCGGCCAGCTGCGCCGCGGTCCAGCCCAGCCTCTGCAGGTTGTCGAAGATGCCCATCGGGCCCTCGCTTTCGGGGTTACTTGCCGCCCGGGAAGTACACGTCGCCCTGGGTCCGCGCCGGCCGGAGCATTCCTGCCCGGGAACCCTGCGCCGACTGCTCGCGCTCAGAGGTGTTGACCACGTCCTGGAGCGTCCGCTGGGCGCCCTCTCCACAGCTCGGGCAGACCGCCAGGCTCTTGGCCATGAGGTTGTGGCAAGCGGCGCAGCGCACCCGCTGGCTCAAGAACAGGCTGGTGGGTGCTACCTGCGGGCTCTCGCCGTGGTAGAAGCCCTCCGACTTGGCCAGCTCAGAGGCGGCCAGGTCGGCCTGGTTGCCGTAGCTCACCAGCGCGTCGGCGCCCTGGTTCCAGATGATCCCCTCGGGGCGAGGAGCCGGTGCCCCGTGCTCGGAAGCGATCCCGCGACCGAACTCCACATCCTGGCTCTTGCGCAGCTCGCTCACCGCCTGGGCGACTTCCTTGCGCACCAGGTCGCGTTGGTTCTGGGGGGTAGCCATGGACTTGGCCGTCTCGATCGGCTTCTTGCCCGGCTTGAGCTGGTCGGCGACCTTGTCGTCGTCCTCTGAGAGCACGTCCTCGGGCACGCTGGGGGCGCCGGGCTGCTTGCTGTCCGAGTCGTCCTCCCCGCTGGTCTCGCCCACGCCGTCGATGTCGCCTCCCTGCTCCTCGCCCACGCCGAGCTTTTCCTTCGGCCCGCCCTCGGGCATGCTCTGCGCCTTGGCCAGGTACTCGTCCAGTGCATCGATCCCACTCATGGATTTTTTCCTTTCTTCGGGCTGGTACGGTACGCCCCCGTAAGTCTCACCTTCCTCTGGGGCAAACATATTTCCCGATGCCACTGCATGATTTCTGGAAGCGTCGTAAGCGGTCTTCGCGTACTCCTCGATCGCCTCCAACTTCTGGCGCAACTTCTCGGGGGCCTCGTCCCTGTACAAACCTGTGTAATCGTCTTTGGTGAAAACATTTCCCCCGTACTGGCTAGCGATTTCGTCATGGAGCCGCTCACTTAACTTCCGAGCCTGTTCCGCTTCCTTCTTGTGCGCAGCAGCCGCATCCCGATGATCGTACTTGTGGTAATCCGGACGCTGCTTCCGCATCTCATCATTCGCCCGCCAACCGACGCTCGCAGCGGAATAATGCTCCCGGGACATGGCCGAATGGATCGGCTTCCCGTCCTCGGTTTTCCCAATCACTTTGTCCTTTTTCAAGAACTCAGCGACCTGCTTTGCCGCCGGCGAGCCCTTGCCTTTCGCTGCCGCCATGGATGTCTGCTTCTGCATCCCCTGCCAGGCCTTTCGATGCTGATCGGAAACTGCCATGTGAGCCCCGCTCATATCGGGATGATGGCTAAACTGCTCCGCAGCGGCCCAGTGAACCCGCTCTGCCATTTTATGCGCCAAGACAGACGCATTCCCGGGCTTAGCCGCCTCTGCCGCCTGGGAAGCATCGATCGCGCTTCGGTGCGCAACCGCCCACTTGTCCTTGACGCTGTCAGGATATTCATACCGCCATTTCCCGTTGGCGCCTCTCCATCTCCGGGAATAGTCCCCCCCGTAGACCCCACCCGCTTTTTCCAGATACTCGTCCAGCTGCTCGATCGCCTCCAGGGATTTCTCCACCTTCCCTTTTTTCTGGAACGGGTTCTCCTTCCCTTTTTTCTGGAACGGGTTCTCCTTCTTTTCTGGAACCGGCTGGCCCGGCTTCGGGGGCCCGGACGGGGCCTGGCCGCCGCCAGGATTGGTCGGCACAGTCTTCATGCCCGGATCGGGTTGCGGAACCTGGGGCGCGCCAATGGCAGCCTGGGGTTGCGCCGGGGGCATGGCCGGAGCCGGCTTGGGTTGCGGAGGTGCCATCTGCCCGGGCTGTGGGGGCACCGGCTGGCCGGCGGCCGGAGGCGGCAAGCCGGGCTTGGGGGGCACCTGTCCGGGAGGCGGTGGCTGCTGTCCGGGAGCCAGAGGCTGGCCCGGAGGCACCGGACCTTTAGCCAGCGGGGGCTGCCCAGGTTGCGGGGGTGCCATGCCGGGTTGCGGGGGTGCCATGCCGGGTTGCGGGGGTGCCATGCCGGGTTGCGG